CCTGCTCAACGCTTTTAGATACGACATTATCAAAAACTTCTTCTGAATATAAAGAAGCACTAGGAATTAAAATATTGATTAATTCATCATTATTTAAATCTTTATTTTCTCTTATTAGTTCTATAAAAGTTTTTGGTTTTTCTTTATAATAAGTATCGAAGATATCTTTAAGCCTTGGATCTGCTTTTATAGCTAGACTATTTCTTAAAGCACCAGGTTTTCTTAGGAACGTGTGTAGGTAATGTCGAATATCAACGCACGTTTTTTCTTTACCACAAGCACGATGGTGTCGAGCTATCTCTTTGCCCTTGTAGTAAATAATTAATTCATTTGGATATAGTTTTACATCAACAGGCTTTTGATTAATATCTTCAGGAACTGAGTAGAAATTATTATCAACTCTAATAAATGAATATTTATCAACATTACATTTTAGGTATTTACATGATTCATATTTTGGCATTATCTACACCATTGATGAAGGTGACGATTGGAAAACTGAAGAAGCAGCAATTAAAGCAAATCCTAACTGGGGTGTGAGTGTTAATCCAAAGGTTGTATTATCAACATTAACCAATGCTTTAGTTAATCCTAGTGCTGAGAAAAACTATTTAACAAAACATTTAGATGTTTGGTGTAATGCTGATACCCAGTGGCTACAAATGGATAAATGGCGCAAATGCTATAGGCCAGAAGTAGAAATATCTGAGTTTGAAGGTTGTCCTTGCATATATGGGATAGACTTAGCAACCAAGATAGATATTGCGGTTGTTATTAGGTTATTTTGGAGAGTGGAAGAAGATGAAAAAGTGCATTATTACACATTCCCTACATTCTTTTTGCCTAGTGAAAGAGTGGAAAGCTCCAAGAACTCTCAGTATGTTGGTTGGAGTAGACAAGGTTTAATAGAAGTTACTGAAGGCCCGATAACAGATTTAACATATATTAAGAATTTCATTATCGAAGACATGAAAAAATATGATGTTATTAGTTGTGCTTATGACCCTTGGCAAGCGACACAAATGGCTCAAGAATTACTTAGTGAAGGTGCTCCTATGTATGAGTTATCACCTACTGTCTTGAACTTTAGCGAGCCGATGAAACAAGTGCAAGCGTTGGTATATTCTAAGAGACTTCATACAGACGGAAATCCAGTGCTTGAGTGGATGGCTAGTAACGTTGTAGCTCATATGGATGCAAAAGAAAATATCTACCCAAGAAAGGAAAATAACGAAAACAAGATCGATGGAATTGTTGCTCTGATTATGGCAATGAATCTTGTAATTAAAAAAGAAGTTGAGACTTACTACATCAATAACAATCAGCAAGTAGATTGGTCAAGCTTTAAATTTGATTTATAAAACTTGTAAAGGAGAAAGCATAAATGGCAACAATTAATAATGTCGAAGTTCAAGGTGACAAGAACGGTAACGACTATGGTTTGGCAAATCTTACTGACTTAGCAAGTAAAGTATTAGAATTAACTAACAGAATATTAGCTAACTCGACAGCAATAGCAGATAATCTATCAGAAATAAATCTGCATAAGTCAAACGAAGATCGTTACGTAACACCAGCTCTTATTAATTCATTGGTCAGAAAAGAAGTTTTAGGTTTGTACTATACTGCTGCGCAGGTAGCAGAAATGATAAATGATATTTCTGTAGGTGGTGGCGCGCATTTAAAGGTTGTTGATGAATTACCACAAACTGGATTAGAACAAATTATATATTTAGTTCCTAATGGGCAAACTGGAGACAACGTCAAGGATGAGTATATTTGGATTGATGACAAATGGGAAGTTATAGGTTCTACAAGTATCGATTTAACTGATTACTATACTAAGAATGAAGTAAACAATAAAATCTCAGAACTTGATTCAAAGTGTCTAAAGAATGATGATACTACAGTTGTTAAGTTAAATAATGAAAATGAAATAAACCTACAAGAAGACCACTATAATGCTTGGTTTGGTTATAGAGATGGTAAGGTAACTAACTGGAAGTTTGGTGATGGTACAGAAGGTGGTTTAGGGAATGTATATGCAAAGGACTTCTACCTAAATGATCAAAGCTTAGCAGACTGGTTAGGTGAGAAAGCCAATGATGATGAAGTTGTTAAATATACGGACTTTGCATCTTCTACCAAAAGTGGTGTAATTAAGTCCTCTCAAAACCATGGTATAGCTGTAAATGCTGATGGTTTTCTGACGGGTGTTACAAGAACAGCAGAGCAATACAATAGCAATAGTGGATATATGATTATATCTAAGGGTACTCTTGAGAATGTTTTCAACAGTAAGAGTGAAGACTGGGAATTTACTCTATCTGATGGTTCTACTGTAACTAAGAAGATTGTCTGCTTATAATAGGAGATACTATGGATTTTACTGGTTTAAAGATACCCAATGGTATAGTAACTAAAATCAGAGATAGTAATGGTAATTTACTTTGGAGAAAAGAAGAGTTATCTGTTAAGGTAAATGCTGTTACTACTAAAACTATTATAGATAATCTTACTGAAGGAAAGTACCTTAATAAAACTGGTGCAGAATCTACTAATAATACTTGGAATATTAGTGATTTTTTACCATGTGAGCCAGGAGATATAGTAATAGCAAGTGTGGGTTCAGCACCTTCTATGTGTTTCTATGATAAAGATAAAAAATTTATCAGTGGCATACAGTATCTTAATACTAACCCAAAGAGTGGTGTAGCTCCTCCTAATACCTATTACTGTAGATGGTCAGTATCTAATAGTGCTACTGCAACTACTTATATAATAATACCTTACAGTAATACTACAGAGCTATTTAAAGCCAGCTTAATGGATAAGGTTATAAACATTCAAGGTAACGTAGTATCTGAATATGTTACAGGTGGTTCTACCTATGCAGGTGAAACTAATGGAATAGGTATTCCTTGTGATGGTAAATCTAAGGTTAATTTCTCAGGTTTTGGTACTTCAGCAGGTAGATTATTAGTATGTTTCTATGATGCTGATGATAAAGCTATATCTGGTACTAGAACTAAACCTAGTGCTGTAAGTGGTAGTTTAAATGTACCTGATGGAGCATACTACGTTAGATTTGCATATTACTATATTGTAGGCACAGACACTAAATCTGACCGAGCTTTTAAGAATTTTACAGTTAATGTAGAATAAACGCACAAATCGGGGTGTTGCTTGTCGGAAGGATGTATATCTGTAAGTTCGAATCTTACCACCCCAGCCATAAAATTTGGAATAACGAGTAAACGGACTTAATTGTCCGTTTTTTATTTTTAAAAATAAGGATGTATATGTGGAATTTCTTAAAAGGCTTGCTAGGTAATTATAAAGGTTATCAGCAGTCAAAACCAATGACATCAATCGTTGAAGATGTTACTCCAGCGACAATTAACAATATATTACAGATTCCTAGCATTTTTCAGTGCGTTGATTTAATTGCTAATACAATGGCAACGTTACCATGTGACGTGCTAGAGGAAACAGAAGACGGTAGACGAGTGCTAGATAAGAAGTGCAATTTGTATTTCTTGCTTAATAAGTCTCCGAACAAGCACATGACTCCTTTTACATTCTTTCAGACTTTAACGCTGAATTATCTAATTCATGGTAACGGTTTTGCAAAAATTCAGTATGCTAAAGGTTCTGATTATGTTGCTTCATTAACTCCTCTAAACGCGGAACAAGTAAGAGTAAAAAATAAAGGTAATTCAATTATCTATGAATATTACTCAGAAGATGACACGATAGAAGAAATCGACGAAAACCACATGCTTCATTGGCGCAATATTGGAAATGGAATTATTGGTCTATCAATAGCAGATTTTTCTCGAACAACATTAACCGAAGCAGCGAATGCACAGAACTCTAGTATCAATATTTTCAAGAATAAAGGCAAAATAAACGGAATTTTGTCGAGTGACAATCTCATAGATAAAAGACAAAGCCAAGAATTTTTAAAAACTTTTCAGGAAATGAAAAATGCTAATGTTGGTGTACCATTGCTACCGAGTGGCTTTAAGTTCCAGCAATTAGCATTAAGTCCTGCTGATACTCAATTACTCCAAACAAGGGAATTTATTGTTAAAGAGTTTGCTCGATGGTTCCAAATCCCATATGGAATGCTAACTGGTGATAATGCAAATATAGATAATTTAACGAAATACTTTTACAAGACAAAAATTCTTCCAATGTGT